TCAGTGATCCAAATAATTCATATTATGTATTTTTAAGTCTACCAAATCCAAGTACCGTTGGTTTTGGTAGATCTACGAGTTGGGATGAAAATACACCAAATCCTGTTGATAACTTCAATTATTTAAATCATGTAAAAGATACCATGATTTTTGGCAAAAAAATCACGGTTAACGATGTTCGTAGATTGATAAGAAGGGTTGATTGGAGACAGGGAACTATCTATGAAATGTATCGTCACGATTACAGCATTTCTAATACATCCCCACAAACCAACTCTACTAGATTATATGATGCAAATTACTATGTAATGAATAGTGATTATAGAGTTTATATTTGTATTGATAATGGAGCATCTTCGGCAAATCCTGCAGGAAATTTCTCGCAAGATGAACCATCTTTTATTGACCTAGAGCCATCAAGAGCTGGTGAAAGTGGTGATGGATATATTTGGAAATACTTATTTACAGTTTCTCCAAGTGATATTATTAAATTTGATTCTATTGAATACATTCCCGTTCCAAATAATTGGGTCACTACCACTGACGCACAAATTCAGGCGGTTAGAGAAAATGGTGATTCTTTAGTAAATGAAAATCAAATTAAAAAAGTTTATATTCAAAATCAAGGTGCTGGATACAACACAACTGATGCTGAGTTAGACATTCTTGGAGATGGTGATGGTGGAAGAGTGGTTGTTGATGTAACAGGTGGTAAAATCACCGATGTTACGGTTTCTTCTGGTGGTAAAAATTACTCTTACGGAAGAGTTGATTTATCATCAATTAATTCTGGAGCAACAGAATTTGCACATTTAATTCCAATTATACCACCATCAAGAGGTCACGGTTACAACTTATATGAAGAGTTGGGAACTGATAGAGTTTTAATTTATTCTAGATTTGATGATTCTACAAAAGATTTTCCTCTAGATACCAGATTTGCTCAAATTGGAATTATTAAAAATCCAACTAGAATTGGATCAGCTACTTCTATCTTCTCAGAAAATCAATTCTCCAATCTTGGCGGTTTGAAGTTGACCTCAGTATCTAACCCATCTGATGCTACACCAGGAAATAGAATTTATCAAACTCTTGCTGGTGTAGGTACAGCAACTGGTTATATTGCATCATATGATACAGAAACTAAAGTTTTAAAATACTTTACTGACCGTTCTCTGTATTATAATCAAAGTTCTTATGACCAAAAAGACTCTAGATCTATTATCTCTGAAGCAACAAAGGTTGATTTTAGCATAGATGGTGGAACAATCACATCAACAAATAGTTTTAGTGCATCGATCGATTCAACATTTACTGGCATAACGACTACAGTTACTACAACAAAAAGAGTCAATCTTGCGGCAGAATTTAATAATGGCATATCTCTTCCTGAAATAAATAAAGGATCGGGAGAAATTATCTACATTGATAACAGACCCCGTGTTTCTAGAAACCCTCGCCAAAAAGAAGATATTAAAATCATACTGGAATTCTAAAGATGTCACAAAAAACCAATCTTAATGTATCACCATATTATGATGATTTTGACCCCAATAAAAATTTTTATAGGGTTCTTTTTAAACCAGGATTTCCAGTTCAATCAAGAGAACTGACAACTCTCCAGTCGATCTTACAAAATCAAATTGAATCTTTTGGAAGTCATATATTTAAAGATGGTTCTGTAGTAATTCCAGGAAAAATTACATATAATTCACAATATTATGCTGTTAAGATAAATTCAACACACGTTGGTCTTAGTGTTGGATTATATTTAAATCAGTTAATCGGTAAAAAAATAAAAGGTCAAACTTCAGAATTAGTTGCGATTGTTCAAAATGTTATAACTGATTCTGAATCTGAGACCGACAACTATACTTTATATGTTAGATACATCTCAGCAAATTCATCTTTTGAAGAAGGTCAATTCCTCGACGGAGAAACATTACTTCTTCAAGAAAATCTAACATATGGAAACACAACAATCTCCAGTGGTGATACATTTGCAACTGCAATTAACTTAAACGCAACTTCTACAGCATCTGCAGTTTCCATTTCTAAGGGTGTCTACTTTATCAGAGGTCACTTTGTTAATGTAGATGACGATACTTTAATTCTGGATCAGTATACAAATACTCCATCGTATAGAATTGGTCTATTTGTTTCAGAGTCACTAGTTGATGCTAAAGACGATAATAGTCTTTATGATAATGCCAGAGGATTTTCTAATTTCGCTGCTCCTGGAGCGGATAGATTAAAGATAAGTGCAACTTTAACGAAGAAAAGATTAACAGATACTGACGATAAGAATTTTATTGAAGTCTTAAGAGTTACTAACGGTGAACTCAAAAAAATTCAAGATTCAAATACATACTCTCTTATAAAAGAATATTTTGCAAAAAGAACTTATGAAGAGTCTGGCAATTATTCTGTAGATGCATTTGATATTGATGTTGAAGAATCTTTAAATGATGGTATAACTTCTGATGGAGTATTCACTGAAGGGCAAAGAACAGATGAAGGAAACGTTCCCTCAGAAAATCTTTTAGCAGTAAAAGTATCTCCAGGAAAAGCATACGTTAGAGGTTTTGATGTAGAAAAAACATCTACAACTATTCTTGATCTTGAAAAACCAAGAGATACCTCTAGAGTATCAGATTCTTCTGTCCCGTTTGAAATGGGCAGTCTGTTAAAGGTCAATAATGTTTCTGGTACTCCAGTTGTTGGAATAGACAATAATCACATCATTTATTTAAATAGCAAAAGAAAAAATTCAACAACAGTAGGTGCTGGAGATACAATTGGTAAAGCAAGAGTATATTCATATTCTGCACCTGGAGCGTACCAAAATGCCGCTTCATCTTGGGATTTGTATCTTTATGACATTCAAACATATACAAAGTTAACTTTAAATCAGTCTCTGACTTCTGGTCAATGCCCAGAAACTTCATACATTAAAGGTTTGAATAGTGGAGCATCTGGATACGTTGTAGGATCTCCATCTGGAAATGCCATTAACATACAACAAACTTCTGGCACTTTTAGTGTAGGTGAGCAAATTGAAATTAATGGTGGAACTACTTATTCTAGAACAGTATCTGAGGTAAAAGTATTTGGTACTCAGGACATTAAATCAGTTTTCCAAGATGCTGCTGAAGTTGGTTTGTCAACATCATTTGTTGCAGATTCTTTCCTACAAACCAAAATCGCAAAGAACTTTACAAATACAGATTCACTACAAATTAGTGCAACAGGTATTGCAACTTGTGCAGGTAAAAACTTTGTTGGAATCAAGAGTGACACTATAATCAGATATCAACTCTCCGGAAATTCTCTTCAGTCTTTTAACAGAGTTGAATCTGTTTCTGCAGACGGTTTAACGTTGACTCTTGCATCAGTTCCTAATGTAACTGGAGTTTGCACTGGAACATTGCCATCTTCAACAGTTAGCGCAACATTCTCTCTTGGTGTTCCATCAATTCAAAATGAAGAAAACTCTTTCCTCTATGCTAAGATAAATTCTAAAAATGTTTCAGACGTTGATCTATCAACATCAGATTTAACCGTAAGAAGGCAGGTAACTGGGAAATCAACCACTTCTACAGGAACATTATCCCTAACTTTGGCAGATGTTGGTATTACTAGTGCATATTTTGAACCATTTAACACCGAAAGATATGGCATTTTCTATGCGGATGGAACAGTTGATCAACTTTCTAGTGAGAAAGTAAGTCTAAGCAGCAATTCAACTGTTGTTACTTTTACAGGTCTTACTGCAAGTGCATCAAATGTTGTTGTTAATACAACAGTGAAGAAAAATGCTATTACAAATAAGCAAAAATTATATATTAGAAGCACAAAACTAGATGTTAATAAGAGTGCAACTGGTGTATCCACATCAATTACTGGTTTATCATCTATTACAAGCTATGGTCTTAGAGTAGAGGATAATGAAATATCATTAAACGTTCCAGACGTTGTAAAAGTTCTAGCAGTTTATGAATCTGTTAATAACGGTGCCGTAATTTTAGATAAATTAACATTTGCTTCTGGTTTAGGTTTAGATACAGAATCAATTCTTGGTGAAAAAATTACTGGAGCAAGTAGTGGAGCAATTGCACAGATTGTAACTAGAAAGTCTTCAACAGAAATTGAATTTGTTTATCTCAATTCTAATAAGTTTATTCTAGGAGAAACTGTAAGATTTGAAGAGTCTGAGATATTAGGTGCTATTTCTTCAATTACTGAAGGATCATATGTTAATAAGACACAAGACTTTGTTCTTGATAAGGGTCAAAAAGAACAGTATTATGATTACTCAAGAATAGTTAGAAAAACTGGTGCAGTTGTCCCATCTAGAAGACTGTTAATTATTTTTGATCATTATAGAGTTCCATCAAATGACTCTGGTGATGTTTATACCGTTAAGAGTTATGATGGACAAAGATACAAATCAGATATTCCTCAATTGAAATCTGGAACAAGAGCATCTGATATTCTTGATTTCAGACCAAGAGTTTCTGATTTTACCAGTACTTCAACATCACCATTTGCGTTTTCAAGTAGAAACTTTGCCGCTGCTGGTTCAAATCCAACACTAGTAGTTTCGCCAAATGAAACATCTTCAATTTCATATTCATATTATCTACCAAGAATTGATAAGATCTCTTTAAATAAAAATGGTGACTTGGTAATCAAAAGAGGTGTATCAGCAGATAATCCAAAAGAACCTTCCTCAATTGAAGAGGCAATGGATCTTGCCACAATCAAGTTGCCAGCATATCTCTACAATTCAGAAGATGTAGAAGTATATCTCTATGATAACAAGAGATATACTATGAGAGATATTGGAAACTTAGAGGATAGACTTTCCAATGTTGAAAAGTTAGCATCACTAACTTTACTTGAACTTAACACAAAAACTCTCCAAATTCAAGATTCGGACGGGTTAAGTAGATTCAAATCTGGTTTCTTCGTTGACAACTTTGATAATACTAATTTTATTGATGTAGAGAACTCCGATGCAAAAGTTTGTATTGATACAAATAGTTCCGATAATCAGTTAAGATCTGATGTAAGTTCTTATTCACTTAAGGCACAAATTTCACCAGCATCTTCCCTCAATACAAACACACTAGATTTCTCCACAAACTTTGATTTACAAGATACTAATATTAAGAAAACTGGTGATTTAGTCACTCTTAATTATTCAGAGATTGCTTGGACAAATCTCCAGCAATCATTTGCAACTAAGGAACAAATCATTAATCCATTTGCAGTATCTAATTACAATGGTTTCGTTAAACTCACTCCTTCTTCCGATACTTGGGTAAGAACAATCAACAGTGAAAGTGGAGTAGTTTCAAGAACACAAAGCAATTGGGCAAATTCTTATATTTCTAATCTGATTCCAAGTTCTGATCCAAATAATAAGTTTAGATCAAGAAATGTAGAATTTAGGGCAAGTGGTTTAACACCATCAACAAATTATTATTCGTTCTTTGCTGGAAATTCTAATATTGATATTATTCCAAAACTGCTGAAAATCACAATGACTTCTGGCACTTTCCAGTCAGGAGAAACTGTTTATGGATATGTTGGTGGAAAGAAAGTTGCCGCATTTAGATTATCCAATGCAAATCACAAAACAGGATCATATTCAAATCCATCTACATCATATTCTGAAAATCCATATTCAACAAATACAACATTAACTTCTTATTCTGCATCTTCATCTGTATTAAATATTGATACTTATTCTTTAGCAGATGATGCAGATGGAAGATTCTATGGTTATACACCATCTGGAATGAAACTTGTTGGAGCAACAAGTTCTGCTCAAGCAACAGTTTCAACTCAGTCTCTTACTACAGATTCAGTTGGAGATTTAGTTGGTTGCTTCTTCATTAGAAACCCACTTCAAAATCCTGCACCAACAACAAGTTTTAAAGTCGGTGCAAAAACATTTAAGTTATCTTCAAGTTCTACAAATTCTACTGCCACTACTGTTACTTCCACAGAAACTACTTTCTATGGTTCTGGAATTGTCAATTCTTCAGTATACAGCGAGAGTTTGATTGTTCGCAGATCTCCTCCAGCATTACCATTAAATGCACTGAGAAAAGATCCATTAGCACAAACCTTTAGAACAGACAATGATGGTGGATTCCTAACAGCGGTTGATTTGTACTTTAGTGGAAAAGATGATACTGAAAAGGTCTTTGTTGAGATTAGAGAAACTGATATTGGAGGAACACCTAAAAATAAGGTAATCCAAGACTTTGCTAGAGCAGAACTATCACCATCTGGTATTACAACATCTTCTAACGGTGCAACCGCAACTAAAGTCACCTTCCCATCACCAATTTACTTACAACCAAATAAGCAGTACGCAATTTCACTATCTTGCCCATCTTCTGATGATTATAAAGTTTGGATTGCAGAGTCTAATCAGGCAACAGTAGCAACTCAAACACTTCCAGATGCTGAACAGGTAATCTATTCCAACGAATATGTTGGGGGAAATCTGTTTAAATCGCAAAATGGATCCATTTGGACTCCAAGTGTATATGAGGACCTTAAATTCAAATTCTATAAGGCAAGTTTCTCATCAACATCTGGAACTGCATATTTCCATAACCCAACATTATCAGTTGGAAGCACATATGCAGAAATAGATGCTAATATCCCAATACTAATTAATAATCCAATCAAGACTTTACCAAGAAAAATTAATGTTGGTATTGTTACTACTTATGGTCTCAATAGTATTTTACAACAAGGAATCAAGGTTGGTGAGGGTGATGCTTATGGATATGTGGAGTTTGTAGGTGGAAATATTGGGGTTGTTTCAACAACCAATGTTGGAGTTGGATATTCAAATGGTACTTTCTCTAGCGTACCACTTTATTCAATAACTGGTTCTGGAAGTGGTGCAACAGCAACGATAACCATTTCATCTAATGAATTGGCAAGTGTTTCTATTGCAAATACTGGAAGCGGATACAGAGT